CAACAAAATTTAATTCTGTCCACAATGGTTACACCTATTCAACTTAAACGAAAGAAACCGATGAAACCCTCAACCGAAACTCTCCTTGATTATTTGACTGCCTTGGCCATTGGCGTTGGCTTGGCCTGCCTTCTGGTGGCATGGTGGTCAGCATGAGCAGAGACGAAATCTTTGAATTGATCGAGGCCAATGGCCTGACCTTGCATGGTGACATTGAGCACTTTGCAGCCCTTGTCGCTGATCTTGTTTACGCTAAATACTTGGAACAACCAACACCCACCCAGACTGGCGTGATCTCAATAGCAATTTCAAAGCCAGTTGCATACCTTTGCGAGAACGCAGCTGGCCACAGATATTTCCGCTGGAAAAAGCCTTCAAGCGTATACAAGCCAATTGCGCTTTACACAAAAGAGCAAGCATGAACTACTTAGGCTGCCAACCCCAAAAGCCTGATGCCAAGTGCATGAATTGCAAGCGGCATAAGGATTCGGGGGTGGTTGTTGTCAATTCAAAAAGTAAAGCATGTGTTTACATGCCGATTTCATTACAGGAGAGAAAATGAAACCCACACCCAATTGCCCCAGAGATTTGTATGAGTTCAAGGCCATGGTTGAAGATGTTGACCTGGTCTGCTTCTTGGAATACAGCCCAGAAGAAAAAGGCTCGACCGATTCCCATGGCGCGCCCTATGAGCCTGATTTAGAAGAGTCCATGACATTGAATAACGCATACATCGCTGGCACTGATGTGGACATTGCCCACATGCTGCTGCAAAGTCTGGTGGACCATATCGAGATTTCTGCACTGGAAAAATATAAGGAAAACACGCCATGAAATTCGGCTCTGTTTGCTCTGGTATTGAAGCGGCCTCTGTGGCTTGGCATCCCCTTGGATGGACTGCTGCATGGCTGTCTGAGATTGAGCCATTCCCTTGTGCGGTTTTAAAGCACCATTACCCTGATGTCCCTAACCATGGTGACATGTCACTCTTGCCAGAGAAGATTCTTTCTGGCCAAGTTGAAGCTCCAGACTTGTTCTGTGGCGGCACTCCATGCCAAGCCTTTTCTGTGGCCGGTCTTCGTAACTCTCTGGACGATGCCAGAGGCAATCTTTCACTCACATTTGTAGGGATAGCAAATGCAATTGACCATGTTCGATCTATTCGACGAGATTCTCCAGCAATCATCTTCTGGGAAAACGTGCCAGGAGTCCTCAACACCAAAGACAATGCCTTCGGCTGCTTTCTTGGAGCGCTTGCCGGTGAAAGTGAGCCGATCACAGCGCCAGGGGAGAGATGGTCAAACGCTGGTTGTGTGTTTGGCCCCCAAAGAACAGTCGCGTGGCGAGTCCTCGATGCCCAATATTTCGGAGTGGCCCAACGCCGCCGCCGTGTGTTCGTTGTCGCAAGTGCTAGAGACGACATCAATCCCACAGAGGTTCTTTTTGAGTTCGAGGGCTTGCGCAGGGATACTGCGCCGAGCCGAAAAGAGGGGAAAGTCACTCCCACCATCTCTTCAAGCGGCACTGGAGTCAGTCGTGTCGGATTTAACTGTGAAGACGAATGGTTTATAGAAACGCCAGTTGTTGGTGCATTGGATACCGAGTGCGGTGGCAACAAAATGAATCATCAGACTATCAATAGTGGTCATTTACTGCCTGTCAGTTCATTTTATGAAAGTAGCCTTGCTCAATATCGTGAAGCCAATGTCAGCGGTACGATCAAGGCTTCGGGCGGTGTTGCAGGCGGCGGGAGTGAGACATTTTTGGCTCAACCAATACCGATCCACGATCAAGCAACACGCCATGCAGGCAAGAATGGCGACAAAACCATGGGCAAAGGCAATGGTCTTGGTATTGGCCAACCTGGTGATCCAATGAACACATTGACTAAGGGTGACAGTCACGCTGTCTTTCAATCCATGGCCGTGCGCCGCCTAACGCCAGTTGAGTGCGAGCGCCTGCAAGGCTTTCCCGATGGCTACACTAATATCCCTTGGCGCAAAGCTGCTGAGTCACCAGATGGGCCAAGGTATAAAGCACTTGGCAACAGTTGGGCCGTGCCAGTTGTGGCGTGGCTTGGACAAAGAATTAAGGATCAACTTCAATGAAACCCGCAAACCACTACCATGTGCCGAATGAGCAGTTTATAAATTCACAGAAAGAATTGCCACTGGCACTTGAGGCTTGCCTCGACCTGGTCAAAGACTTACTCTCACCGGAAGTCTTTGGCCACGCAATGCCAGATGAAGTTAAAAGCCGCGCATTCGTGGTCAGGGCCATGCTGGAGCGCTTAAAAGCACGAATCGAGGCCAGTGATGCCTAGAGGAAATAAACCCCGTGTAAGCCCTGCTATTGAGGCGGCCTTGCAGAAAAAAGGCAATCTGTCTGACCTTGATCTGGCCAAGATGTGCTTTTGTGTGCGCAGAAGCGCAGCCAGAATCCTGTTTGACATGCACCGCCATGAGCTGGTCCACATCTCTGGCTACACCAGAGTGAGCGCCAATGGCCAGTGGCGGCCACTATGGTCATGGGGTGAGGGTGTGGATGCAATTGCGCCTGGTCCAGTGCCTGGCATCGAGCGCATCAGAAAACACCGCGAGAAAATGAGCGCTGATGACAAAGACTTCAGCTTGGCCAGACGCCGCCAGAAAAGACGGGTCGTCAAACGCGACCCTCTGGTGGCTGCTTTTTTTGGGTCTTAGTCGCCTAATAGGCCGCCCAATCCTTGGCGCTCAAGAATGTTCATGCTTTTTTCTTCGCCAGGGAAAACTACAAAGTTGCGTGTGCCTTTGCCTTCTGCTCTGGAGCCTTCGTCTAAATACTTGATGCCTGGAACACCCTTGTTGCGCAAGAATTCCGCAAATGCGGCAGGCGACATATTCTGCTTTGCGTGATACAAGACTTGTGATGTAGAAATGTCATCAGTGTTGTAATACTTTAGCAATTTATCCACATTGATTGCATCTTGTACATTCTTTGGTTGTTGTTTCCAAGTCTTGTCGTAATCAAGCATTTTCGCAATCTGTTCGTCTGGTAAATCAACTTTGTATAAATAGCCAGTGTTTGCTGCTGTTACATCTGGCCGTACCTTCCTAAGATCAGCCATCAATGCCTGATACTCTTTAAGAGCTTGAGGATTATTTGCCGATCTCATATCCCTAGCAGCAGATAATAATTCTTTGCGAATAACACCAGTGTCGCCAAGATAGGAAAGCAAATAATCATCAAGTTCGATATTGCCAGTTGTGCCAGTTTTTCTGCCAACTATTGGGTCATAAAATTCTTGGCCTTTGTATTTCATCTGAGTGCCAAGTTGTTTTTGATACTCTGTCGCCACGGCAGGCGCTTCAGCAGTATATAAACCATGGCCATAAACTTGCGCACCTTCACCAGTGCCAATCTTGCTTGCGTCAAACTCACCCAATGGGTTTCTTGCAGTTGGCGCAAATTTATGTGGAGAGCCATGCCAAACAATCCCAGCCCCAACAGGCAATCCTTTAGTTAATGGCGCAAGAATTGGAGAAAGTTGTGCGGCAACACCAAGACCATAAGATGGTTTGGCCACATTCATAATCGATTGGTAATTAGGATTTAAAACACTAAATCCCATTTGATCAGGTCTAGTCCCAAGTAAACCTTGCACAGCTGCATAGGTCTTGGGGTCTGGCAGTGTATTGACATCACGCCTTGCGGCCAATGCTCTTGCCTTTGCACCTTGGCGTTGAATGTTGGGGTTGCCAAAGAATGGCCCCAAATCCTCTTCATTAAGCAAGCCTGCCATGTTTATTCCTGTACGCCAATTGCCGTGCCAAATCCAAGCTCTTCAGCCTTCTTACGCAGTGACTTTGCCAATGGCTCGACCTTCATTATGTTGGCCTTGCTCATCATTGTTGCCGCCAGCTTGGGGTCAAGCATAGCCTCAACCAGTAGCTGCTGAATCTGCTGATCTGGCAGCCGATACAAAAAGTCCAAGGGTCTGGTCATGGTGCGCAGTGTCGTGTTGTCAGCCATGGACTCGCTAAACACTCGGCCAATCAGATTGCCCATGCTCATGTTTTGGAAAGTGTTGGAGCCTGGCGCCTTCACACCTGGTGCAGTCGCAGCCTGACCACGATTGATCTCGGCAATGATGTTGTCCAATCTGGTCTGTGCAGCTGGTGACAGTTGAGCGCCAATCTCTTCAGCTTTTGCGGCCACTTGCCTGCGCAATGCTGACGCTGCCAAGACTGGCTCACCCGTCATCAAGTTGGGCTGGCCAGTTGTAACTTTAGACTCAATACCCTGCAACAAACGCATCTGGTCAATGGCGCTTGATGACTTCTCAAATTGCTGCATGTAGTTTTTAAAGCCAGGCGCTGCCGCTTCAATCACATCGTCAACAGACCGAATCACCTCATTAAGCTGGCCCTTGGCCAAACGCAAGCTCGGATTTTCTTGGTTGTACTTACCTTGAGCTGCACCAGCCAAGTCTTTGCGCACTTCGTACAGCTCCTCTGGTGTTTTTGCGCGCTTGATACGATCTGCCGCAAACTTCATGGCCACTTCAACATCTTGACGCACACCGACAGGGCTTGCCATCACATTGTCAATGGCCTTGTTGACCACCAAGTTGATGCCGCGCTGGAATATCTCTGGCTCAACAGTCACGCCAGCAAATGCTTCTTCACGCATTGGCGATGTGATTCTGCTGCGCTTGGCTTTAGCGTAGGGGATAGAGCCTGGCGTGAATTCATCACCAGAGCGGCCACCAAGCCTTCTGAATGACTCAAGCAAAGCCTGCTGATTTGAAGATAAAACACTTGGGAAAGCGCCAGATTGATCCAGTCCACGAATGGCAGTCTCAGCCGCAGCAAGACCAGGATCACGCGCACCAGCTGCTGTCGTGACTCTTACACCTGGGACAAGAGGCTGGGCCTGCTGCAAGTTCTGCATGGCTTGCTCTGGGTTTGTGGCCAGTCGGTTTAAGACATTGCCAACAATCACCTCGCGGCCTGTTTGTGTGAATGGTTTGACCAATGCACCAGGCGCTTCTAAGATTCTTTGAGTGGGGGAGAGCTTTGGACCACCAGGCGCGGCCATACCAGCCAACATTGCACCACCAACTTGGAGCGCTGGATTTGCTCCACCTTCGCGCAGCATTCCACCAGCAGAAGATGCTGTCAATGCAGCCGCTGTCTGAGCCTGTGGACTTTGCGCAAAGAATTTGGCCACATCTGAAGCCATGCCAGGCAATCTTGGTGCGACTTGACCAGCTGCACGGGCAAGGCCAGCAGTGCCATAACCAGCACCAGCCACATCTTGAATGATGCGCTCTTGGGGTGTTCTGGCCTCTGGGAATCCAACTCCGGTCAAAGTCTTTTCAACAGCTTGGGTTTGCGTTGGAATTTTTGTCCCAGCTGCCAAGTTGAAAAGATTGACCATTGGGTCGACCACCATTGGCAGCAATCCGCCAGCGGTCAATGCCGCTTGGGCCATGGGTCGTGTGGCCATCCCAATTTGGCGGCCCAATGTGTCTGGCACTTGAGCTGATGCAATCTTCTTCAGCTCTGCTGGCGCTGTGGAATTGATAAAAGCAGCAATTTGCTCATCACTTGCGGCCTCTGGGAATTCAAGAGTCCCAATGCCTTCGATGTTAATTTTTTTCATATTGCCTCATTCAAACTCAAATCGACCATTGCGCCAAACCATTCTTCTTTCGGCAGTTGGTGCGCTTGCTGGTGGTTGAATACCAGCTGTTGACGCCGCTGGAAGTTTTCTCTTGTAAGTTGATGAAAGATTTTCTTCAGCCCGTGTAGCCATATCTTCAAGCACCTTGATCTGCTCTTTCATCGCATTGCGTGATGTGAACATACCAGAGAATGATGCAGGGTTTGTCAGCTGCTCACTGATGATGCCCATATCAGGTCCAGTCAATGCGCCAAGCTCGTACAAGTCTTTGACACCCATCAGCAAAGACTGGTATTTTCCGCGCAGTCTTGCAGTGTCTGACCCTGTTGGCAATGGAATCTTTGCACCAAACGGCAATGGTACTTCTGATGGGAAAACAGTTTTGTCAGATTCAATCTCTGTTCTGTATGCAGAGATATTGCCTTTCAAATTGTTGAGCTTTTTAGTTGCGTCAGAGAATGCCTGTGGCGCTTCTTTGCCTGGAACTAGTTGCGCTCCACCAGCACCAATGACTGGTATAGATGGGCCATCTGGCGTTTTAGGAACATAATAAAACCCGTCTGGGCCTTCTTTAATGTCATACGCGCCACGATTAAATTCTTTTTGACGCAAGCTCAAGCCGCCTTGAGCCACGGCCAAATTACCTCTGGCCACATCTAGATTTGCAATCTCTCCAGGTGTCATTGTTTGAACAAATGTTTCGCCACCCGTCAATCCAGACTTGTTAATGGCCACAGTTCGGCCACCAAGATTCTGCAAAACGACATCGCGCTTGGGACCAAAGCCTGCCATGGTTTTAATTTCACCAGACTCAAACTGCTGGACCATGATTGGCTTGCCGGCAGTGTCGGTCACCTCAAATGGCTGACCAACAACTTTAGCCCTTGGGTTTAAGTCTCTGGCCATGTCCTGATAGCGTTTGGCCTCTTCGCCTCTGCCTCTTGATGCCAAAAGGTCTGCCGCCCGTTGATACTGAGCCGCCTTCATCTCAGCTTCGCTTGGGGGTTGAATATTGGCAGCAAGATTAGCACGGGCCACAGTTGGACCAGCTTGCATACCAGGGGCCATCAAAGCCTGTTGCTCTGGAGTTAATGCAGTTGTTGGTTTCGTAAAAATACCGCCCAATTGGGTTTGCAAATCTTGAGCCGCTTTAGCCTCTTTCAGCTTCTCAGCTAAAAGAATATCTTGCAGCGACCCAGCTCTTGCCTGCTGATAGCCTTGCTGGCCAGCCTGCAAAGCTGATCCAAGTGCTTGGCCCAAGTTGATGGGGGTTGTGCTTCGGCCACCAGCTTGGAGCAGTGCAGCAGCTGCTGACATCGCAGCATTGCGGCCCAAGAGCTTGCGCTGATCTTCTGTCAGCAGCGCATCAAGACCCGATGGTGTGCCGCCCATACCGCCGCCAAACATGGCGCCTATGTTGCTGAAGTCAAATCCATTTGCCATATTTCCACCTTATTCCAATAAACCCTTGAGGCGGCTTTTAACCACATCGCCTCTGCTCATCATATTAGTTGATCCTGTGCTTGGTGCAAGCAAAGATGCAGCCATCATGGCGCGCCTTTCCTGACCAGGCTTGATGGCCAATTCTGCCACCGGTGTCCCACTTCTATCCATGGCCACCGCCACATTGTCAAAGCCCTTGGCCTGATCATGCGCATAGCCAAACAGAGCCATGCCCACATCACGCTCAGAGCCTTGGTCAATGATCTTGACCTTGGATGGGTCACTGGTGATCACAATACCCCTGCTGGTCCTTGCCACTGTCAGCCCATCAGGGATGCGCGAGGGCATAGGTGATCCAGGCGTGATCAGGATGGTGTCGCGCTTGCTTGATGGGTCAAGCAGTGCCATCAGCTGCGCATCAGCGTAGCGTTGTGGCTCTGGCGTTGGTGTGTTTGGCATGTTAGATCAGGGCAAGCAATGCGCCAAGGCCAGCACCAGTGCCAGCGCTTAATGCGCCACCGGTCAGGCCAGCCAATTGAGAGCCAGCCAATGCACCGCCAAGCAGTCCAGCGCCAGTGTTTTGTGTGTACGGGGTCTGGGTGATCATGCCAAGATTGGCAGGGTTTGCGCCAAGACTTGATTGGACAATGCCAAGACGCTGCAAGCCAATGTTGCGGATGGCATCCATTCGCTGCTGGTCCTGTGCCTGGCGCGCACCACCAGCTCCCATGACCGCTTGAGCGCCAGCAAGACGCAAGTTTTGCTGCTGCGCTGCCAAGTTACCAAGCTGATTCGCACCGCCAAGTCGCAATTGCGCACCCTGCAAGCCAGCTTGCTGGTTCGCAAGTGCCGCCTGCTGGCCAATGTTTGCGTTGAATTGTGCCGCCTGATTTCTGGCCGCAGCGTTTGCAAGTGCCGCTTGGTTTGCAGCGCCAGCACCAAACTGAGAGGCAACATTCTGGGCCGCCACATTGCTCAAACCCGCCTGCTGTAAATTGCCGGCATTGAATTGTGCAAGTTGATTTCGGGCAGCGGCGTTTGCAAGTGCTGCCTGATTTGCCGCACCAGCTCCAAACTGTGATGCCACATTTTGGGCAGCCACATTGCTCAAACCCGCCTGCTGTAAATTACCAGCGTTAAATTGCGCCATCTGATTTCGGGCAGCAGCGTTTGCAAGTGCTGCCTGGTTCATCGCACCAGCACCGAATTGTGATGCAGCTGTACGCTGTGCAGCGTTTTGGATTGCGGCTTGCTGCTGCCGTGCAAGGTCTTGCTGCATCTGGTTAGCTGCAACATCAAAGCCTTGCGCTCTGAGCTGGGCAGCAGTCTTTGCGGCTTGCTCTGCAAACTGGCCACTCGATGCGCCTTGGGCCAATGCTTGGCGTGATCCACCAAAAGCCTTGGCAGCTGCTGCCTGCTGACCAATTCTGGAGGAGGCGGCAGCTCTTGCTTTTTCAATGTCACCCAAAGATGCCTCAATCACCCCGCTGGTGTATGGGTTCATGTAGCGACTAATGTCACCCATATTGGCCTGCGCGGCATTGACATCGGTTGCGCCATAGCCCTGTGCGTTGGCAAGGGATGCTGGGCCAGCTTGTGCGCCAGCAAATTGGCTTGCGCCATATCCCTGCGAGCTGGCAAGGGAAGCTGGGCCTGCTTGCGCGCCGCCAAATTGGGCCGCGCCATAGCCTTGCGATCCAGCAAGAGAGGCTGGGCCAGCGTCAAAGCCGCCAACCATGCCAGGCTGATACTGCGCGCCTGCCGCAGTCATCTCAGCGGCTCGGTCAATGTTTGCAAGACCTGGTCCGGCCAAGCTCGTGTTGACTAGCTGGCGCTC